TATTCAAAACGAGTTTGACCATAGATTTTGCCGGCATTAGAAACGCCTTCAAATTGTTTTACGAAATCTCTTGCTGCACGAATATCACCAAAGATTTTTTGGTCAAGATAATCACCTTCTAGTGAGGTGAAGTTTGTGATTTTTTTGGAAGGAATGTAAAGAGAAGGAGAATATTCAACTTTCTCCTTTACCCGCTTACCATTATTAATGCCTCGATATAGAATACTATTACCGAAACATTGTACATTAGTGTAGAAAGAACTCAATTTAGCCTGTAATCAAAGATTTTTGTGGTGGAACAATAATACCAGAACCAAAGATTTGATTGTAATTATCAACAAAATCTTGTGCCGGAATATAAGAGTATACTACACTTTTCTTACTGATGGCAATGGTGGCGCCAGACTTTTGTTCGGCATGAATTGGGAATGGAGAGAATCCAATATTCGGAGTACCATCTTTACCACGAACAATGGCAATACCAACTGGATTTTCCAATACAAATTCAATTTCAGATTCAGACTCTATCTCACCAAGAATATCTTCACCGGTAATTAATTTAAATGCTAGAATTTTCATGTTATTTCCTTTATTGTATAAATACTTATGACGATTTGATTACAATATTCAAATTACTTTATACCGTCTAATAGAAAGACCCCAAATGCAAAAAATACTAATTGCTGTTCTGGCCTTAGTTTTTCTTGGGTCAACTTTTGCTAATACCATTGCGGTACAAGATTCTGGTATTAGAGTTTTTAAACCTGTTGTCTGCTTTTCCAAAACATGGATACAACAACAAATTATTCAAAGCCGTGAAGTTCCTGTTTTTGAAGATGTTAGTAACATGACGGGTAACAGTACCATTATTCTTTTTAGAAATGAGAATACTGGATCTTGGTCATTAATTGAATTTAAAGATAAAAGTGGTTGTATTTTAGGTCACGGCATTCTAAAATTAGTTTGATTTTTTCAACTCATTTTCACGTTCAATACGTTTAAATTCGTCATCAATATTCTTATCATCTTGATGTTGAACAGGATCAGGTTTAACAATAGTATAAATCTCGATTGGCGGAACTCCACTCTTTTCTTTTGGCTGTGTCATTTATTTTTGTTATAGTATGGGTTGTTGTGGAATAGTGTATAGTTTGTTATATTTCTATTGGAAGGTAGTTTAGATTTTAATTCTGGTAATTTTTTCCAATGAAGGCCTGGTGCAAAATGATGTTCTTGGTGATATCCAGAATTGAAAAATAATAAATTATAACATTTATTGTAACAACTTGTTGAATTTTTAGTTTTGTCTTTCCAGTCAGTTGCATTATAATGTTCACAGTAACTCAGTACAGCATTCATTAACCATGAAACATATACAATTAACAAATATAATAGTGCAACTTTATAATTAATTATTGTTAATAAAATTAAAAATAATATTTTTATATAATTTTGATTTTTAATTTCTTTAAAATCAATGTCAGTAGATTCAAAATATAATTCTTTTGCATCAAAATAATTTCTCAATGGTGTTTTAAACACATATGACCATAAATTTTCTTCTTGGTCATTCTTGCCAAATCTAAATGTAGAAACAGGATCACCAATTTTTCCATTGTTGTATTTGTCGTTGGAATAGATGTGGTGTTGTGTGTGTATATACCTATATTCTTCAAATCCAACTAATGCTGGAATAGAAAAAAAATATTCAAATATTTTATTTAACTTTAAATTATTGAAAATTGGTCTGTGTATATGATAATGCATTGTGGTATTCAAATGTACATTCAGCAGTACTACTTGTAACATACTTATCAAAAATATTGCATATACATTTAAGATGTTGAAATAAAATGATAAAAAAATAGGAATTGTCAAACACATCACCGATACAAGTACCAATAAAATGTCTTGATTTGTATCTCTAAAAATTTTCATATTGCGTTTTAAATTTTGACTTTGAATAAATTGGTTGCGGAGGTGGGATTCGAACCGCACGGCCTCTGGATTATGAGTCCAGCGCTCTACCAGACTGAGCTACCCCGCTATAGTATATATCAAACAGAATACCAAAGTTCGTCACGATATTCATTTTTATTACAACCACAAGTTGGACATTTAAATTCCTCAGGTAATTCTTGCCATTCGCCTTCTTTTTCATTGTTGTGTAGATGATTACACACTATGCAAACATGCAATATTTCTGCTGTCACTATTTTCTCCTTCAATCAATTATTGATAATATTATTTCAATAATGGAGCGGGATATTGGAATCGAACCAATGACGAGAGGTTGGAAACCTCTAATTTTACCATTAAACTAATCCCGCAAAATTTGGAGCGGTGGTCTGCTTTGCACAGATAATATAAGAGGGAATCTCACATCGTACTATTACACACCGCATATTTAATACTATACACTACTTATGCAACTTTGTCAACAACTTTCTGTGGTACATTTGAATAATTATAGTAAAGCATACTACGCAATAGTTTCGAACCTATTACTGACCCGTGGAAGGTGCGCCGGCCGGACTCCACATATATGTATTAAGTGGCAGTATGCTTTACTATAATAATTCTTTTTAGATTTCTCTAAACGTCTTACTGCTTTATTACTCTTACGATGACTTCCTGCTTTACGAAACAATGCCAATTTGACAAAATAGTTTCGTGGTTGAGGAGGAGTTTTCTTTTTCATAATACTCTCCTGATTGTAAAGTTTTTTAAAATTATTGTAAAGATTGGTACACCTAAGGAGAATCGAACTCCTCTTCCCGCCGTGAAAGGGCGGTGTCCTAACCGATAGACGATAGGTGCATTTTAAGTAAGCCATTATACACAAACCATACAATAAGTCAAGCCTTTGTTGTACCAAAACAACATGATCAAAGTAGAAAGAATTGTTTTTTGAATTGATAGAGACGACAGAGCTCCGCTTAAGAGGTAACACATTGACCAGCCGTACCAACTGCTACTAGCTGAGTTCCTGTCCATATTATTGCTTGGCTAATATTGGCGCTACCAAAAGCTGCAGTAAACCCAGGTTGATTAGTCCATGTAATTCCGTCTGGTGAAGTAGCACATGTACCGGCACGTCCAACTGAGGCTAGCAGAGTTCCTGTCCACGCTATTCCATTTGCAACGGTAGTACCATAAACTGTAGAATATCCGGGTTGACTAGTCCATGTAATTGCGTCTGGTGAAGTAATACACTTACCGCTACCTCCAACTACTACATATTGAGTTCCTGTCCATACTATTGCTCTGCCGCCGAGGCTGGCAGTCAAAGCTGCAGTAAACCCAGGTTGATTAGTCCATGTAATTCCATCTGGTGAAGTAGCACATTTACCGGCAGATCCAGTTGCTACTAACTGAGTTCCTGTCCACACTATTGCAAAGCCGGCATTAGCGCTACCAAAAACTGTAGTAAATCCGGGTTGATTAGTCCATGTAATTCCGTCTGGTGAAGTAGCACATCTACCAAGAGCTCCAACTATTACTAGCTGAGTTCCTGTCCATACTATTGCATTTACAGCATTTGAGCCACCAAAAACTGAATTTAACGCAGGTTGACTAGTCCATGTAATTCCGTCTGGTGAAGTAGCACAAGTAGCATTAACTCCAACTGCTACTAGCTGAGTTCCTGTCCACGCTATCGCATAGGCATTATTACCAAAAAAAGCTGTAGTAAACCCAGGTTGATTAGTCCATGTAATTCCATCTGGTGAAGTAGCACATTTACCAAAAAGTCCAACTGCTACTAACTGAGTTCCTGTCCACACTATTGCCTGGCCAGTGCCGGTGCTACCAAAAACTGTAGTAAATCCGGGTTGATTAGTCCATGTAACACCAGACCCTGCACCAGACGCTGTAGGCACAATAGAAAAAAACATTTGAATCATTGACATTACGACAACCCCGCACCAGATATAAAGGCAACTGTGGGAGATATGAATAACATAGTTGCAATGCCATAAGACCCAATGGTCCTATTGCCTGTTACAGTTGTTGATTGCCCAGCCCATCGAAGTGTTAAGCCAGCACTCTGTGTAATAATTTGACTGGATGACGAGTTGTTGACAATCGTTACTGAGTCTCCCGCAGAGAATACACTAGCTGGAACACTAACGCCACCCGTGGTCGTAGCAATATGCTTTCCATTGTCGGTTGCAACAAGAGTATAGGCTGCAGTTTGTGAGTTTTGTGGAACGGAGCGTAAGTTTCCGTTTACATCAGATATTGCAGTAGCAGAACTTAATTTTGTAACAATAGTTGCAGTGGTTTCCGTTGTACCGCTTGCTCCTGTAGCACCAGTAAGACCAGTAGGACCAGTAGGACCAGTAGGACCAGTAGTGCCAGCACCAGTAGCACCAGTAGCACCAGTAAGACCAGTAGGACCAGTAGTGCCAGCACCAGTAGCACCAGTAGCACCAGTAGTGCCAGCACCAGTAGCACCAGTAGGACCAGTAGGACCAGTAGTGCCAGCACCAGTAGCACCAGTAAGACCAGTAGGACCAGTAGGACCAGTAGCACCAGTAAGACCAGTAGGACCAG